ACCCTGGTGTGACCGATCCTGGTAACACTGGCGATTTCGTTGGCGTTCAAATGGAAGACGCTCAGTCCTCCGACACCGGTATCGTGTCTCCTAACGACTACGGTGCTGGCGGTGCTGACGCTGACAGCGAGTTCGCTAACAGCTGCGGTCTGATCTTCCAGCGCGAAGCTGCTGGTTGTGTTGAAGCTATTGGTCCTCAGGTCCAAGTGACCAGTGGCGATGCTTCCATCATCTACCAAGGTGATGTGATCGTTGGTCGCATGGCAATGGGCGCTGACTACCTGAACCCTGCTGCAGCCGTTGAGCTGTTTGCTGGTACCGGTACTGCACCTGCTGCATTCTGATACAATTTAATTGTTCAACGGGAGCTCCTTCGGGGGCTCCTTTTTTTTATTTTTAATTATGCCTGCCACTTATGCTGCGTCCACAGAACTGGATGCTGTAAATCAAATACTTAGCTCTGTGGGACAGGCTCCTGTCACCACACTTGATCTTCAGAACCCTGAAGTAGCTATTGTGCTCACTACTCTTCGTGAAGTGAATACACAAGTACAAGCTGAAGGATGGCACTTTAACGTAGAACACCACTACACATTTTCACCCGATTCAGAAACCAAAGAGATTCAGTATCCTGTTAACGTTCTTCAACTAGACACTCATAGGGATACCCACCGCGATACCTACAATCCTATTCGTAGGAACGGTAAGTTTTACGATAAACGTCTTCACACCTATCAATGGGATGAAGATATTGTAGCTGACGTTACTTGGTTGTTTGAATTTGACGACGTTCCCCCTGCTATTCAACTTTATATTACCGCTCGTGCTGCACGTCTAGCCGCTAATAAAATGGTGGGAGACCCTAACCTGTCTCAACTGCTGCAAGAACAAGAGCTTCAAACCCGTGCTGCTGCTATTGAGTATGACTGTAATCAAGGTGATTATAGCATCTTTGGTTGGCGTGACGGAGAGAACTATTACAATAACTTCCAACCGTACCACGCATTGATCAGATGAGCACACTGACCCAAAGGATTCCAACCCTTCTGCTTGGCATTTCTCAACAACCCGACAACCTTAAATTTCCTGGTCAGGTGGTAGACGCTAACAACGTCTTCCCTGACTACGCCTTGGGAATGCTGAAGCGACCTGGCGGTAAGTTTGTAGCTAGTCTTAAAGACGCTGTAACTTCCGGCAAGTGGTTTCCAATTCTTAGGGACGAAGATGAAAAGTATGTCGCTCAATATGATGGATCTACTTTTCGTGTGTGGAGTCTGATAGATGGCAGTCCACGTGCTGTAGACATGGGCACTAATACTGGTGTTCCTGGTACGTGTGTCTTTGCAGATCTCCGAGATGAGCTGAATGATTTTAACGCTGCAGTTGATGTAACTGAAGCTGAACTAGAAGATCTTAATGAGTTTGGTGCAGCTTATGCTGAAGTATCTGACGGACAGACTGGGGTAGTAACTACTCTATTTAATGTCACTACTAACTATGACACTAACTACGAACAAACTTTAGTTTCAGGTGTTCTGTATGACGGAATTAGATACCGTCTGTTGAACAACAGTACAGTTATTAAAGAGTACTCTACTTCAACGTTTACGTTTACTGGTACTTACACTCGATCTGGTTCTACTGTTACTGTAACTAGTACTGATCACGGTTTTTCAACTGGACATTACATTAAGTTTGATTTTACTTCTGGGGATGCCTTTGACGGTATCTTTAGGATTACTGTTACTGATGACGATACGTTTACCTTTACTCATTTAGAGAGTGGTACAACCAGCGGTAACGTTACTATTACTGACATCTACAGTCTTGGTACTGAGCGTACAGATGACTACCCGTATCTCAAACGTACTGGTGTTAAACTGTATGAACTAGTTTCTACAGCTGCATCTGCTAATACTACCTCGGATCTTAGCACTGCTGACAGCAACTTGACTACGGCTTTGGCTGATTACAACCAAGCTGTTACCGATCAAGATGCTGCTGAGGTACTTTACAACGCTGAACGAGATGATTGCGTTATTGCAACTGTACCACCTAATGCGTATCTCAGTGGTGCTACTGCTGATGACCTAGAGATTCTAACCATTAATGATTATACCTTTATCTTAAATAAGGCAAAGGTAACAGCAATGAAGACAGCTACAAGCGCAGCGTTACCTAACCAAGCGTTTGTTGTGATTAGTATTGTTGCTTATCACGCTGAATATATTGTCAATATTAATGGTACTAATTATACCTATCAAACTCCAAAAGATACTTCTTCCGGTAACGTAGATACAGGTATCATTGTATCTAATCTTGTTTCTACTATTAACGCTGCAACTGGTACGCACGGTGTAACTGCATCAGCTGCTGGTCCTGGTATCTACTTAAGTGGTACTAGTGCTTTTGAGGTGTCTACCTCTGGTTCTGGTGCTGAAGAAGGTATCTATGTTTTCCAAAATGAAATCAATGTCAGTGGTCGCCTGCCTAACCAATGTCGTGATGGTTATGTAGTCAAAGTCTACAACAGTGATATTGTAGATGCTGATGACATGTGGGTTGAGTTCCAAACTCAAGATGGGGCTACTTCAGGTCCTGGTGTTTGGGTTGAAACTGTAGCACCTGAAATTGAGTTTGAACTTGATGAGCTAACAATGCCTCATCAGCTAATCCGTAATGCCGATGGAACATTTACTTATGGTCCTATCGATTGGACTGACCGACTTGTTGGTGATGACACGACTAACCCAATCCCTAGCTTTATTGGGCAAACTTTAAACAACCTATTCTTCTATCGTAATAGGTTAGGATTCCTGTCTAATGAAAACATTACTTTTAGTAAAGCTGGTGACTACTTTAATTTCTTCGCTGGTTCTGCTCAGTTAGTATCAGCAGACGATCCTATTGATATTACTGCTACTTCACAGACCCCTGTTAATCTAGCTTATGTTCAGACTGTTGCTGTTGGTCTGGTGTTGTTTGGACAAAACGAACAGTTCTTGATTTCTACGGATGCAGACGTTCTAAGTCCTACAACTGCTAAGATTAATACGCTTAGCAAATATGAATGTGATGAGAAGTTGGACGCAGTATCTCTAGGTACGTCCCTTGCTTTTGTATCTAAGACACAACTTTGGAGTCGTGTTTATGAGCTGAGCAACATTCAAAAAGAAGCACCTGCAGATTCTAATGAGTTGAGTAACAACGTTGCTGAACTTATCCCTGCTACTATTGACTCGTTTATATCATCCCCTGCTCTTGGTATTGTTTCCTTTGGACAGACTGGTACAGATACTTTGTATCAATACCGCTTCTATCAAGTAGGAAATGAACGCCTTGCTAACACATGGTATAAATGGCAGCTGACTGGTAATCTACTTTCTCAGTTCTTTGACGAAACAACATTTTACGCTGTTGCTTATGATGGCAGTAATGTGTTTGTACAGTCCTACGATCTGACACAAGCCAGTGAACAAGGTTTCTTGACCCTACCTACTGGGGAAAAGACTGACGTTTGCATGGACATGTTTACAGTCAACCCACGACGTACTTACGATTCTACTACTAAACGTACTAGGATCTGGTTCCCATACAATACCATTACTGGTCAAGACGATAACGTTTGTGTCGTGGTTCTTGGTGGTTACATTGGTCAAACTGTATCAGCTACAGAATCTATTGGTGCTGTATTGACTGGTGATTCAGTTACTGTTGATAGCCTTAGCGGTGATTTCTACGCAGAGATTGACGGTGATTATCGTGGACGTAACTTGATTCTAGGTTACTTGTACGACATGACGATCCAACTACCACAACTATTTGTTGGTCAAGCTGAAAGTAAAACCCAGTACACTACTGATTCTACTGCTGATCTAATCATCCACAGACTTAAAGTTAACACTGGTCTTAGCGGACCTGTGACTTATAGTATTGATATTACTGGAAGAAGTGATTGGCAGAATGTAGTTAATGTCACGTTACCTTATGATTACACGTTGGGTAATGTCAACCTGTCTGCATCTTCAGAACATGTTGTACCAGTATTCCAACGTAATAAAAATCTTAAAATCACCATCAAAGGTGATACTGCATTCCCAGTCAGCATTAACAGTTTGACGTGGGAAGGCAACTACAACACCCGATTCTATCGTAGATCCTGATGCCTGTTTCCACCCCTAGTTTTACAGTCAGACCTGCTACTATTGACGACATACCTGCTGTACTAGACAACTTGTTAGACAATAGTTTAGAAGATCTACTCCGATACAAACTTAACCCAGTGCTAAGCCTTGCTATGGACATGTCTAATAGTGAGGCTTATCTGGCTTTAACACAAGACGGGAAACCAGCAGCATTGTTTGGGTTTGAGTCTGACTGCTTCTGGATGCATATGTGCAGAGGCATGGAAGAGCATCCAGTGGCTTTTATGAAGTTTGCTAAACGTTGGTTTAACAACCGTAAGCCGAAATTCCTTTGGAATAACACTGGTATTGAATACACTCAAGCTATTAAAATGGCTAAGTTTTTTGGCTTTAAAATTCTAAGGGTATTTCCTAGTACTCTGACTAACACTTATCTCGTTGAAATGGCAAACGTATGGACTTACTAAGCGCAGGTCTAGGTATTGCTAGCATGGCTGGATCCATTATGGGATCCCAGTCCAAGGCTGCACAACAAGCAGCGTCGCTTGAATACTCTAACACTTTAAACAGGCGTAAAACAGACATTATTAATAAGTACCGTCAGCGGGCTTATGAAAAAAGAGTTGATCGTGTAAGAGATCAGCTACAAGAAAACTTCTCTGCAGCTAATGCATCTTGGCAAACGGAGCAAGCTCGCTTTATTGAGCAGATGCTTGGTTTTAGTTTCCAACAGTCAGATATGACTAAACAGCTTTTAGAAGCTGAAGGTTATGCTGCAGCAACTGAAACGTATGGTAAAAGCGCAGAACGTGCTGCCGCTATTCAAACCTTGGGTGACTACGGTCGCAGTAATGCAAGGTTCTTGGAAAGCGTATCAAGTGCTGCACGTCAGTCTGGACGCAACATGGCACAAATTAGTGGTCAGATGCAACAGGCAGATATGAATGCCATCGGTACGGTGTACGAAGCACCTATGATGGAGATGGCAGTTACTAAGCACCAACCTGCAAGTGGCGGTCTTAACTCTGCTCTTACTATTATGAATGGTTTGTCTGCTGGTTTGAATACTGCATTCCAAGCAGATAAGATGTTCGACTTCTCTAAACCACCTTCTAGTCCAGGTGTTTTTAAACCGGGTACTACAGGTGTTACTCCGTTTCAAGCACCGTCTTCCGTACCTTCTTATTTAAGTTCACCTGTTTTCTCAGGTCCATAATCCTAAGGGAGTTTAAAATTGGCAGCACCAAAAATTAGTCAGTATCAGTTTCAAGGGTTTACGAACCAAACTGCATACAACCCATTGCAGCTGCCTGATCCTAGCCGACTTGCTGAATCCAACGTCGCAGCGTTGAAAGACATGTTTCGGCAACAGGAACAGGAAGGCGTTAAGCAATTTCTAGATGATGACAACTTTGCAAAGATTGCAAAATTTATTCCATCCGCAACTAAAACTATTCTTCAAGTTGGGGAATATGTAAAAGGACAACAAGAGTCCTGGGCAGAAGAGCAGTATTATCAGAACGAACAGGCTCGTCTATTCCAAGAGGCACAGTACGAAACTGATGTTGAAATCCCTGGTAGTGAGGCTCACCAACAAGAACTTAGTGCTGCTATGCAAGCAGCCGCTCAAGGCGGTGACATGAGTCACGTTGAGTTCCTGCAGAATTTGTCGGGACACTCTTACCGTAAATACTCAGAACTTTATCTCGGTTCTCTTGGTCAATCATACGATCCGTGGATGGAAGATCAGCTATCTACCAATGACGGGGAACTGGATCTTCCAGGTGGTACCGTTAAAATTAACGATCCTAATCACACCCCGCAGATTCGTCGTGCTGTTCGTTCACACCTTCGTCAAGAGTTTTTTAAACAAAAAGGTCTTAATCTAGCACACCCTGGCGCTAAGTCTAAGTTTGCTTACAAGACTATTGATAATGTCGAGGCTACTCGTGACAAGGCATTTGTCAAACAGTACAACATCCAACGTAGTTACGAAGTACAACGTAACGCTGAGCAATATATTGATGACGGTGATTATCAAACCGCTATCAATACTGTTATCCCTACCTACGATGACAAAGGTAATCGTTTAGGGGCAGCCGGTGCTTTAGATTGGTTGCAAGATTCTCTGGAATCCCGTGCAGCAGCTGGTTTACCAGTTAATATGCAAGCACTGTACAACATGCCTATCTCTGAAAAACGAGCTGGTAAAAAGGGTGAAGTTTTTGGTACGTTTAATTCACGTCGGTATAACGAAATTGCTACGGCTGTTCGTAAGGCTGAACGTGAATACATGTCTGGTAAGGAAAAAGACGGACGTAACGAAGTTACTGCTGCCTTTATGAAGATTAACGCAGTACCTTATGGTACGCGGACTCAAGCTTTTTATAATGATGCAGCTAGAAACCTTGAAGAACTACGTGATAGGGTTGCACCTACCATGTCTGATGAACAGGCTGGTATCGCTCGTCTTAAAGAGATGGCTAACACCCACAGCATCA